AGACTAACATCCCCCCCGCTACTGTTAGTGCCGCCTGAGTTAAAGACACTGCTGTAGCCGCAATACTAGAAGCCACAAGTGATCCTGCTCCGCCCCAAATACCATAACCAACTCCTGCAACTAATGCAGGAGCCGCCCAAGCCGCAACCACCGTTACCGCCAACATTGCGACCATGGATAAGGGGTTCTTCCCGCCGCCTCCCCCGCCTTGCGGAACCGTAGCATATACAACATTACTACCTTTGGCAGGAATAATATTCTTAAATTCAGACGAATCTTCCTCTATAACCTTGCCGTCGATGGAGACAACGACTTCCATATTATTAGCCATGATTGGATTAAACCTACTAATTAACTGGGCAAGGGTTTCCCCGTGCTCATATAGCTCCACTTTCTGGCTGTTATGAGGATCGAAAATATTTTCAATGCATGTTACGCTTACGAAATTTCCACTATCTTCTTTAGAAATTTTCTGTGTATTACTATTATATATATCTAAAGACTTATTAGTCATCACTATTCTTTCCTTTCCATCTATAAAATCCGCGTATTCTGTTTTTATACCCAATATCAGTAAGTTTGGTTAAGTGTGGACCAGATTTCTGTAAGGTATGTACAAATTTTTTATCGTCTATCATTATACCGAAATGTTGCACTAAATCCGGTTGAGATATTACCATATTAAGAGCAACCACATCTCCCGGCTGTACATCTTTTCTATCTACTTCGTAATATTCTTCTTCTATCGCCTGTAGAAACTGAAAAAATATTTTATTCTTATCAAGTGCATCTACCCTAAAATCCGGGACATCCATACCAAAAGATTCTTTAGATATGTGATGTACAAGCCCCCAACAATCCAACCCCTTCCCAATTTCCCTGCCCAAACTAACGAAAGGGGTTCTCATTGCTTCACTTACAACTTTTGCGATAGATTTTTTAGACAAGGGAAAGCCCCCCTCTGCCAGCACCGGGGAACCCGCCATAACGAGTAGAATTATTAAGTTCCCGGCATCTAGTTAAGGATTTATTACATGATGTTTCTGTTCCTGTATAACCACAACGCTCCCCTTTGAATTTGAATCGACAACTATTTTTCAATATCCTGTTCAAGGGGAACCTACGTCTATAGGGGTTTGGGGCACCTAGTGTAAACGTAACATATTTAGAATCCGAAACTGGATGGATAAGAATGAACTCGTGGTATGCTACATAATCAGGACTATCTAAGGTCGCTGTTGATACTACGTATATTCCTACCGTAATATCTGCTGGACCATTTTCTTTTACATACTTATCATACTCTTGAATATACCCTTCAATAATTCTATCCACATTGGGTACGCGTAATTCAACACTAGGAATTTCGCCTTCTGTTTGCTCAGATATTTCTTCTAATATAAAAGCAAAGGCAACCCATTCATGCCCTCTCCAATTGATATTTTCTGTATTGGAAACGAGGCGAATAGGTTCAGTTACTTCAGGAATGGTTATTTCCAAACATACTAGAAACGCCTCATCCGAACCGAGAGCATTCTTTTGTGCAATAACTTCAGACGATAAAATAGTTGCCATTATTAAGACTCTTCTATCTGTAGGGTTAATGAGCAGTTTGTAGGAGACATAATATCAGCAGTAAACTCGTCACTAGAGAATCGCGCCTCGTATTGAGTGCCTGTTACGGGGTGTGTCCAATAAAACAACGCCCCTTGATTTGCATAAAAGAAATCTCTCAAAATATATACCTCAGGCACACTCAATACTTCATAACTCAAGTCCCATTTACCTCTGCCTCGTGTGTGTGCGGTCCTAGATTGGACACTACCATCCTCAAACGGGGTTCTGTGTTGTTTCTTATTAAACGATTCTGTTATAGAAACAGGCTTAGGGATATTTGTTGGAAAAGTATTCATCCTTCTTCCTCGCGGAGACGCCTTCCTTCAGGTAGAGGAGGAAGCGAGGTTACGGCATAACCGTAGCCATCCGCCTTAGCGAGAAGACGGCAATGCTTCCACGGTATTCCCTGAACGGTCTGAGTCTCGGTTTTAATATTAAAACTACCGGAAGCACGAACAGCAACCCGACCAACATAAGTTCCACGCTTCTTTCCTTTTGGCACAACGGCTTTGACCATATCGCCGGTTTGAAAGCCGTGAGCGGCTTTCTGGCGCATCAGGAATCCACGAGGAAATCCATGTTTTGTTAAACGGGTTCGCTTGTAGCTTCCCCGGCCCATAGCCCAGATCAAGAGCACAGGCTGGTTCCATCCATAAAGTGTTGAAACTTGACCGGTACAAGCTGCATCAAGACAATGTGCTTTGGGAATTTGCAACCAATGGCGGTTGACTTTTGTTTGGCCTCCTGTGCTGGCCTCGACAGGAAGACCTGTGTTGAGCAGATCAAAAAACAATCTATTGCGAGTCGCGTTCACAGCAGCAGCATGTGCCAGAGTGGGCCGTTTGCCTTCCAGAACCTGGAGCAAGCCCTTGTGTCGTTGCTTGTCGATTCTCTTTCGGGATTTGGACAAAATTTTTAGCCACTCTTCGGGCTGACAATTCCCCTTTGATTTGTTGCAGGTGCGACAGGCCAAGGTCAGATTGGAAACCCGATTAGAGCCGCGCTCCCCATGTTTGGGGTTTCGCGGCACAATATGTTCTACCTCTAGGATTGGGTCTTTTGACAGACCGTTGCAATACACACAGGAACGATTGAACTTCTCAAGAATGTACTCCCTGAGTTCGTAACCAAAGAGCGTTCCTTGTTGATACTTAACGCCTGAAATATTCGGATTCTCCATGAGCTGCATGTCGAATCGGACACGCTCTACTGTGGTCGAAGACACAGGGCAGAGCCGACGAATCCTGTTGACCCAAGACAAGATATTGTCAACGCGGCTTTGCAGGCTTGGCGGCAACCAGCCTTTAGGCCTGGTTCGGTTGTTGAACCGCGGCTGGCGGTAACGAAGATTCCTGCTTCGTCTTCCACGGCGAAACGCTGCACGCTGCCCCATGCTCTTCTGAACTTTCCAGCCTCGGTGGGTTAGTTCGCTCAGGTGCACAACGTGTTGCGTTTCACCCTGTTCCAGGACAACAGCCAACCCAGTAGTCTTTGATCCGGGGTCAATCTTTACTCTGATCGGCTGGGTTTCCCCTCCAATCCTGTCTTTAAGCCGGATTGTGAACGGAAAGCGTTTCACAACCACGGCCCGTCCCTGTCGAAGCAGCTTCCTAGCCCGTGCCGGATGACAGGGCATTAAAGGTTGATGGTTCTTACCCAATACAAATACACGGCTTACGCCGCGCTCCGCTTGCGCGGGTGACGGTTCAGGCTTGGCGTTTCCTGAACTCTCCCCTCGGGCATGTTGCACACCGGCATCACGCACAGACCCGTTTCGTGCCGAACCCTGCGGCTTGTCTGCTGCCTGCGCTTCAAGAGGCCGGAGCTGAGGAAGCACCCCGGCGTTGGTCTTTAACTCTGTGTACAACGTAGTTCTCTCTTTGGTTGCTAATCTCAAAAACTTGCCCTGGTCAACATGAGGCTCTTACAAGCCTCGGCCTTTAGGCCGGGGTTTTTTGACATCTATTTTTATCCTCTATTGAAATCCGTTCATATACATAACACCTAAATTATGGTTTTCCCACGGAGAGGCATATACCGGGAGGGAATACATATATAATGATTGTGCGACCTCTGCATCCCCTGTTAATACTAAATTTAAACCGCTCCGTATTCTAACTTTGGGAAAAACAAACTGAAGTTGTTTTTGTCTATCTACATAATTATAATTTATTTCAACCCTGAAATCAACATCTGTAACTTTATTTAATGCAATACTTGTATCTAACACAGACGGCATAATGCTTGACAGTAGAAGTAAAACATCTCTGCTTAACTCAACTGTATTCATTTCCATTGTACAGGAAGCTCTGTCCGATACCATATCTTCCATTAAGTTATTACTATCAACCGCCATTCTTTCATTATAAGTGGTCGTATATACAATATTGGTGGACTCGCTGTATGCAAAGTAATTGTCCTGTGTTAGTACAGGTGACATGTCGTTAATATATGTAGCACTGTCAGCAATTAATACTTCTGCTGGACCCAATGTTATGTTTGTTGCGTCTTTAAGTCTATATGACATATATGTTCCTTTTTATCTAACGGTAGCAATTTTCTTTCTGAGTCCGCTTCTATTTCTATCAATGCCATCAAGAACAATACGAATTACCTCCTCGCCCATATTTATTTGGGTGGTGGCTCTTGCTGAACCAATTGGGTTCCCTGTCTTATTCTCAATAATAACATTGGTTTGCTTAGGCTCCCTATCCTGTGCAGCCTGTTCACGAGTTTTCACTTCTTCGCCTCTTTCAAGAATAGCTGGAACCTCTCCACCATTATGAAACTTAGGGGCGTTTATAAAAGAAGAGGGGTCTATCTGCTTTTTAATAGAAGACGCTTTACCGGCCATGCCCCCGCTGTGGTTCATTCCCATAGCCTTTGTAAAAAACGAGCCGACAGTACCAAGGAATCCCCCAGAATTGCCCATAGCTTTCATTCCAGACATAACCGCGTTCATAATTTGTTGCTTAATAATCATCTTAGTTAAATCTCTAAGAATGGAATACGCCATATCACTAAAAGCATCGGCGGCAGACTTAGTACCTTCTACAAAATCAAGAAAAGCATCTGCCGAAGAATCAGCGAACTCATCCACAGCGTCCACCATCCAATCCCTAACCTTGGAAAAAGAACTTTCCGTGGAACTTTCTAACTTCCGCATCGCACTTTCCCACGCATCCGCAAAATTTTCAGGATTACGCATCCTCTCCTTAAAAATATCGTTCTCTAAATTAAGAATTTGTATATTATACTCAGATTCTTTTTTTTCTCGTTCTGCTAAATACTTTTCCACAACGGCATTTTCAGCATCCCCGCGTGCTTGAGCAGTTTCCT